GGCTAATTCGGCTGCTAGTTCCTTGCGGTCTTTATATCCCTGCAAGATAGTAGACATTGACTGTTCATGGATACTGTCTATCTCATAGCCAGTAGACACGGCCAGACTTTTAATGTCATTGGCGCGAATCGAACCTTCACCTGCCACAACGTCAGATAGGCTTGTTACCGCACCTGATAGATCGCCAAGGTCTATGTCTAGTTGTGCGACAGTTTGTGCAATGATGGAGTCAGAATTAATATCAACTGTATTAATATCAGTGATGTCAGCAGTCGCCTTAGCCAATCCTGTATTTGGATCATTAACAGCACCAGACAATGCATTATAGCTTTGTACTAAAACAGAATCAGAATTTACATCTAATGTACTAATTTCTTCTAGTAGACCTGTAGCCGCTGCCAATCCTGTGTCTGGATCATTGACTTGACCTTTAAGGCTCAAATAATCCTGCACCAAAACAGAGTCAGATGATCCATCAATAGTATTGAGTTTCTCAATCTCACCAATGGCAATAGGTAGACCTGTTACCGGATCATTAACTTGGCCTTTAAGTTCTAAGTGTGCCTGAACAAGAATGGAGTCAGATGTACCATCAACAGTATTTAACTTGTTTATCTCGCCTTCGCTTAGAACAATGGCGGCCTCGGCATCTGTCAATCTTCCCTCGGCACTGGTAACTCTGCCCTCAACCGATAAATGGTTTTGAACCAAGGTAGACGTTGAAGAAAGATCAACGGTATTTAACTGAAGAATATTCCCTTCTGCGTCATCTAGTCGTGCGTCAATCTCTAGCTTGTTCTGAGCAATAACCGAGTTTGCATCAAGGATTAAAGTGTTGGCCTCGGTAATATCGGCTTCATTCGTTCCGACTCTTGCAGATAAAGTCGTTATGTCACTAGCCAAAGCTAGGGTTTCGTTTGCTCTGACGATTTGCTCGCTGACAAGATCGGCTAAATTTTGATCAATTGACGCCTGTAACTCCAATCTTGCAGATGCCTCTGCGTTTCTTAAATCATCAACGTCAGCACTGATCTGGAACTGAGCAAAAGCAATATCCTCTCTTAATCCTTTGCGGTCATTGTATGCGTTTAAAACAGACTCTAAAGAATTGTATTCAGCAACATCGACTCGCTCTGTCAGCCTTCTAACGTCTTTAACCGTCAATGCGATATTAGCGCCATCAATAGAAGTAATGGCAATCTCTGCGTCTGTTACTCGGTCTTCTATCGCGTCAAATTGTGCAGTTGTGGCCTTGAGGATTATTTCACCCTGAAGTACATCAATCTCACCCTCGGCAGTAGTCAATCTGCCTTCTGCGCCATCGAATTCAGTCTGATTTACCTTGAGAAGTATTGCCGCCTCTGCGCCATCTATGTCAATTTCAGCTTGCGATACTCGTGCATAAAGATCGGTCAAATCAGCAACTTGTGAAGGATCGAAATTGGCACTAGCAATGGCTTGATCTACATAAGTAGTCGAGGCTTTTAAATTAATATTTGCCTCTGCACCATCCAATCTAATCTCGGCCAAATCCAAGCGTGAATCTGTAGCACCTTTGTACGTCTCAAATCCATATATATAGACTTCGCCAGTGCTAGGGTTTGTTGTTATCCCTGCATCTATTAAATTCTTAGCGTTTTGGTGCGCTAGTAAAGCATCCGATAGAATCAAGTCGGCCTGTGTTAGCGTTTCATCTCGTATGAATGCAACGTCATTCTCTACAATGCTTAAATCTGTAGTATCTGCCTTTAAGGATAGATCAGCCGCCACATCTGCCGTGTTTGCCTTTAATGCTATGGCGTCATATACATCACCAATGTCTGCGTTGTAATCAATCGTCTGGACTGCATCATTAATCTTGTTCTGTAGATCAGTGACAAAGAAATCTATATCAATGACAGGCTGTGCAGAATCGAAGTCATTCGCGTCTAGCTTGGTTGCTGAAGCACTAACGCTAGAGGTGGCGTTCGATACGTTATTGGTAAAGTCCACCGACTTCAGCCAGAAGTAGCGCGTGTCACCACCGCTCAAACCAGATAAGACAAAACTCTCACCGTCTATTAATGCAGATGGTGTATCGGGTATAGAATCTGTAGTATTAACAAAGACTTGAACGTGTTTGAAGTCTTTCTCTGTTGGATTATCCCACGTTAAAGTGATGGTCTTAATACCACCAACAGCCGCTAGATTAGTCGGCAAACTAGGCGCAGTGATGTCTGAACTTGGAGTAATCCCCGCTGTGATAGCCGCTGACTCTCTACCAAGTAAGTTAATGGCCGTTACCGAAACACTGTATTCACTCAGACTTGCAGCAATGATTCTGTGCGAAGTATCTCTAGTGTCTAGTGACGTTAAAACGCCATCAACGGTATACGTTAAGCGGTAGAAATCAACGAAAGCATCTACTGAGGCTTCCCAGGTAATATCTATGTAGGCTGAGTAAGTACCGTCTGCTGCTTCGAACACTTGAGAATTTAGAACTAAATTAGTTGGCGGTATTGGCGTCCCATCATAAATAGGAATCTCGCCCTTGAACTCGTATGGCTGTTCATCGTCCGTTGTCCAATCATAAATCTCTGGGCCGGTTTCGATGGCCTGGACATTGACAACAAACTGTTCACCAACGGCAAGTTCGTAACCTACTACTTCGAATACTTTCTCGTCGAACCCTAGCTTTTCATTACTGACCTTGATTGTGTCACCTGCTTTAAACTTCAAAGCAGCCATATTCATCGGTAGAGTAATGACTTTCTGTTGGCGTGATCTTAATAAGGCCAGTTTAGCGATACGCTGTGCCATGACCTGATCTGTGGTCATAGGTAGCGGCATATCTAAATAGATTGGCTCACCATCTTCTAATGCGTAGGTAGAGCTAATCTGAGCGGGGTAATCTGTAGCTATATAATCGTCACCCGCTGAAATGAAAATACCCTTAACAGCGTTATATTGGCTTCTACGACTTTGTTTGGTAGCTAGTTGGATATCCCCAACCAGGTACTTCTCATCGAATACTTCAGATAATGGCGCTCTATATGCCCCTGCATAAATATGATATACACCTGACGAAAAGGTAACAAAACCTGCCATCGATGAAGTTATTGCTTCGATGTTGTCCTTTATCTTTACGGCAGTATCTACAACACCATTACACTCATATCTTGTCTGAACTCCTGCCGTCAACGTATCAGAATCTTCATCACAGATGTTAGCCGCTGCAATTACTGAATTAACATCAAATGCTGTGGATGGTTCACCAAGCCCGTATGACGTGTCTCTCAGATAGTCATATAAAACTAAGGCAGGGTTAGCACTCCAGGCGGTTGTAGACGTGCGGGGGTCAAAGACTTTCTTACCCTTGATCGTTGCGGAGATGTTAGGAATACCATTAGCAAAGGCTTCGACATTGTAATCCAAACGAACAGCGACATAAGCAATACCGTTTAGAACATGATCGGGAGTCCAGTTTGTAGATTGGTTATCTAAAACGCTATCGGCTGTCGTCTGTGTTCCGTCATAGACGCGAATACTTGTGTAGTCTCTGTAATCAGTGGTTAGGAGCGAACCGTTTTCCCAGACCTTTTTGTCATTGAAATAAATGTTCTCGAATGACTCTACTTCATGGGAAGCAAAGGCGATAGCTAAGTGTAAGTAACGGTTTTCTGTACCTTCTGTATTGATATAGACAATAGTCCCGCCTAGTCTCATCTGACCATAGACTAGCTTCCTACTATCGATGGGACTTCGGACCGTTTGCTGTAAACCGGACATGTCTATGCCCGTGTTGACCTTCGGCATCAATGCTCTAGATACAACAGATAGACCTGCACCAATAGCAAAACCAACGATACCTGCTGTGCTGAATACTGTAGCCCAAAAAGCGCCACCGGCAGCGATGGCTGCTGCACCAGTACCTAATGCTCCTGCTAAACCTGCTATCGCCGAGACTGCCATGAACTATCCTCTAAAACACTTCGTATAAAGATTCTCTGAATGATTATACTCTAATCGTTCAAGTAGTGCGTCAAAAGGTTGGTGAGTCTTAGTGTTAACTACCATCAGTGTTACCCCTTCAGCTTCTACCTGCTGAGTGGCGTATTTCAATAGTTTATAACCTGTCACACCTTTACGCGCAGATTTATGTAAGAATATCACATCATTATGCGCAAAAAAGTGGTCACTGTAGTGTAAAGATTTAGAAATGATGACTACAAAGTAACCAACTAACTCATTGTCTTTTCTAGCTGTGTAACACCTCAACGCACCGGCAGCGTCTAATCTTGCGTATTCTTTCCAATCTGGGTTTAGTTTGATGTAATCTTTATTGATGGCTATTTCTTCCCAATGTTGCTCTAACAATGGTTTAACTTCATCTTTTATAGAGGTGAAAGCCTCTAATTGGTAGGTTGTAGCCATTAATACTCCTAGTATCTATCTAAACCACCTGCACCTCTGTGACCTGTACCTGCGCCACCATAACCTGAGCCGCCAGTATTGTTACCGCCAGGTCTTCCCCATACAATATCCAACTGCTGAATACTAGATACCATATCAAGACCACGGTCATCGGGGTAGCGCATTTTTTGATCTTGGTCTGTATAACGTCCTTGTTTCGGCATATCAAAACGAATAAGACGATTCTCAACGCTAACTGTAATGGTTGAGTACTCACCGCCCTCATTTATGGACATAACATCCATAAAACCATTAAACAAAGGTACAGGGTCAGCAATAACATCTCCCGATTCATCCATTGCGCCCAGTTTGATTACCAATTCGCGCCCTTGATAATCTTCATCTCTAGCAATAGCCGCTAATTGGTTATTAACACCTGTGAGACTTACGGTGGTGCCATTAGCGACCAGGTCTGTTGATTCTGATATACCGCCAACACTTAGTAGGTTTCCTGCTCCTACATAGGTCTTAGAGTCGTATGATAGATTCCCGACACCGTTCCATAAATACAGCGGTGCGGTGTCAAAGTCACACTCAACAAGAAGTATTGGTCGGACCACTTCAGCAGTGGTTATCGCGTCCATTGATGCGCTAATGCTTCTCATTATAAAGCCTCAACTATCGCCAATGTGAAACCATAAATACTGGCCTCGTTTATCGACCAGTTTACTTCGTTAGATGCCAAGCGCCATTTGCTTTTCGGGTATGTAAAATCAACTGTAGATGTCGCGGCAGACGTTCTAAGTGGTGGCATGATTCCATAGTTTGCGCCGCTTTGACTCGTAATAATGTACAGATGATCGCCATGTTGGAAATGATCACCAACAGCCGCACCAGTAAAACTAGCCACAACAGATGTCGCACCTACTGAACCAGTGATGTGACCTGCCGCTGTAGTATTATGTAAAGGATTGCCGAAAGTGAAGGTCTTAGACTGACCTCTTAAACCTGCTAAAAACCCGCTGAACTCTTTAGCTTGGGTATGATTTAGAGCAGGTAGTGTTAATTCAGCTTCCCACCGAACACCCTGGTGTTCGTAAACCTGTTGGTTAAAAGTAAAAGGTGAACTGCTAACAGATGTGGCAGACACCAGGCGCATGTTAAGCGAGGTTATTCCAACATTTGGAAACGTAAAGTCAGCAGCCATTATGCACCTACCAATGATCTAGAATAATTACCACCACGCATACGGGCGTCAACCACAGCGGATTTAGTGGCGCTTGTAATTTGAGGCAACAGGTTCATCATCTCAGCACGGACCGTTTGCGCAACGCCAGTTGAGATATTTAGATTCACGACGATACTCTCACCCATACCTTGACCCTTGGTGTGATCGACCACGGTTTCATTAGGATGAAGCGTTGCCAGGAAACCACCTTTACCGTCCAAGCCGCCTGAACGCGAACCTCGACCTGTAAAGCCGCCACCGGCAAAACCTGGTAACCCCGCATCTTGCGCCATCAACATTTGGGTTTGTTGAGAACCTATATTGGTACCGTACTTCATCGCAGTCGGCGCAGTAGCCAACATGCCGACAAGACCTAACAATTGTTGTTTTAAATATATCTTCAACATGTCTTGTACAATACTAGCCGCCATGCCACGGAAAGCATCTTTCATGTTCTCAGCTTTAATGATAGCGTCAGCCATACCACTGGCTAAACCTTCCATCACCTTTTCTGACTGTCGCATCGCTTTGGCTTGCACTTTCAAAGCGGCAGTCGTGTCTTTAATGCCTTTTTTCCTGTTCTCTTCAGCTTCGATTAGATCAAACGCTCTATTGATCCGCATCACCTCTTCAAAACCTGCATTAAGTTGCGCCGCCTTATATAAGGCCAGTTCGCGAGCAGTCTTACGAATCGCTAACGCTTGCTCTTCATAACCTTCAACAAGTTTTTCAAGTTGAGAGACTTGCCCTGACGTTTCGCTATTATTGATAGCCGTTGACAAATCAGCCATGGCTTCTTTAAGGAATTCAGCTTGTTCAGTACCCTCTTTTAACTTGAGAGCGATTTCTAAGACTGGAGTAAGCACCTTGAATAGTTCAGGACTACCCGCACCAGTGGCAACAATGTTATTGGCGAGTTTTATGAACGAATCAGCACTACCTTCAACACCACCGCGTAAATCAATTGTTGCAGCACGCAACGCTAATGCTTGTTCCTTGCTAATACCCATCTCTTTAGCATGTCGAGCCAAGATGTTGGCATTACCGCGAACAGCGTTACCAGTTTTATATTGTTGGAAGATGAGATCGCTAGACGACTCTGCCATCAGCGCTTGGGCCGTAGTGACATTGTTTAAAGCTTGAACGTACTTAACCTTTAACTGTAATTCAGCCAGGTCGCGGTTAGCCTTAGCTAACTTAATGAACTTCTCACTTAGAATGTCAGCAGAGGTAGCAGCGTTGGTAGACATTAGAGTACTAATACTGCTGATCGAAGATTCTAGATCAGACATCTTCTCTTTAGCTGATTTGAATGCTCCGGTTAAACCTACACCTACCGCAGCACCGACCGCTAAAACAGCACCAATGATAGCGCCGTTAGCACCAAACAAAGACGCAATCTGGGACCCTTGTTGGCCGAAAACCAACATAGCGTTTTGGCCCATGGATAACTGGACTGCAACGTCCTGGATTTGGTGACCGACTTGACCTAGCCCGCCTCGCATAAGTCTGAATTGACCTTGCAGTTTCTTACCGGCATCGTTGGCCGCAGCCATTTTTCTTTGAGAGCGATCAAGCGCAGAAGATACTTTGTTGATGTCTCTTGCCGCTGCATCAAAACCTGTGGCTTCAGCGGCTAGAATTAGAGGGGCTTTTGACATGTCGATTCTCTCGTTCCGTCTTAATCTTTATGAATGTGAACCAGTGGTTATATTCATCGACTGTCATGTCGAGAACGACACTTAGAGGTTGACCAAGGTGGTTAGCCAACTGATACATCGCGTATAACTCAGTTGGATTACCTTGGTCATCTATTAGTTTTTTTCGCGTTCCTCTTCGTTTTCAGCAGCAGTTGCTAAAACAAAGTTTGCGAGTCTACTAATAACCTCTGGGTCAACTGATGTCATCAGCTTAGGCTTATCACCTATGTCAAAAACCGGTTCGCCCTGTTTGTCCATCAATCCAAAAATGACTGAATAGACTAAATATTCTGTCGAGTTGCCATTCGCTCTAGTGATCCATTTCGCTTGCTCCTGGATACCGATGTTCTTGGCATACAGAGTCACGTCCCATTCAGGGACGTGGATCTCACGAACGACCTTAGAGCTAAAATGACCGACAGCTAGATCGATCAATTTACTCATATTAAGCTACCGTCGATTCGGTTAGTGCGCCTGTACCTTGTACAGTGAAAGACGCTTCGATCATACCGTCGAAAGACGCTGATGAAGATACTGAGGTCACAATAGCGGAACCTGTATAGTATTTCTCAGTGCTTGTATTACCGGTAGGGTAAAGCGCTAGTGTGACTTCAGCACCAACGTCTAAAGACGCTTGAGCGGCATCGTCAAGGTCCCAGAAAGCGTTGAACGAAGATGTCCAAGATTTCAGGGTTGCTAAATGTGTACGCCATTCGGTACCCATAACGCTTGATTCAGTTGTATCGCCTGTTTGTTCAACAGACCAATCGCGGATTTCAGCTACGGCTACGCCACCAACGTAAACCGCTCCGAGTTTTCCAGATGAACTAGCCATCGCTAATCTCCTAACATTTAATTACAATAGTGACCCTTCGAGTGTAGTATACATGACCACTACGGACATGACAGCTACAGCAACAGGCTGATCACCTTCTCCTCGATATTGTACATCAACGGAAACCACTTTAGTATCTTGTGCGTATCCGCCCCTTGTCAGATCGCCATATAACGCATTTTCCACTTCAAGCGTTATTTGATCGATATCGTCATCGTAGTTCGCAACACCTTTAACGTAAATTTCAACATTAACCTGCAAAGAACGATTGATAGTACGCGGTAAACTAATTGTAGCGTACTGCGATTCTTCTGAGCCGGTATAGATGACAATACCTGGCAAATTAGAACTATTAAGTTGGTATACATGACTGACATAAACTTTGTTACCCACAGTGGATAACCCTGTCAGCGCTGAGACAATATTGTCTCTAATTAGTTTGCGAGTGTGAGCCATTATTGAGCCTCTAAGTACAATTCAGTCATACCGGTACCATCAGGCATAATGACCCGAATAGCATAACTAGCAGCTTCAATGGTTAATAACTCACCTTCGACTAAATTCGAAATATCCGCAGTGCGACACATCAAACGCGGCTGACTCATAGCAAAACTAACACCACCACCGCTATCAATATCAGCAAACGCATTATCAAAAATACCGACAAAGCTACCACCAGAGTGGGTAACAACCACTCCAAAATCTTGTAGCATAAATGATCTTTCGTCGGCAGTTTCAATGGGCATTAGTCAGCCTTTTTCTTAACTTTACGAGTTCTTGGCTTAGTATCTGACTCAAGTCCTTCAGCACGATTTTTAACAGCAGAAGGCTCGCCAAGGAAACCAAGCATAACAAGACGAGCAACTTTATTAGCATCGACATCAACTTGTTTGCCGATATCGTAAGTAACTCCATCAATGATGACATTTTTTAATACTTCGTATTTCATACATCCTCCATCGAAAAAGGGGGTGACTAGCACCCCCTAATCATTCAGGCTTATACGCCGTCATTCGATACACAGAAGCTTTGTGCGTGACGTACCGCGCAATCTACTGATTGCAAGGCAACTACGCGAACAGTACCGCTAGTGCTGTTGGTGTATGGATCAACAACTAGATCCAAACCGCCGAACATTCCCACTAACAAGTCGCTAAAGTTACCGAAGTAAACGTCACCGGCTGCCGCTTGGTTAGACACGATGCCACGGTAACCGTTAACAGTGCCACCAGGCTCAACAACGAACTGAGCAGTGCCAGAAGCTTTCTCAGTAGTTTTCAACGCGCCGTAAGTGCTTGAAGGCATGATGTAAGACATGTTGCCTGACAAAGCGTTAGCATTAGCGATTGCTGTTTCCATCGCTACAACTTCAGCGAAGGTTGGGTTAGCTGCTGCGAAAGTAGTGGTGTTGATGCTACCAGTAGACTTAATACCAGTAGGGGCACCACCAGTACCTGCGCCAGACAATGCTGCTGCATCGATAGCCAAACCAAGAGCAGATACCAAATCGTTGCGGATAAGGGCTTCTACATCAAGTGAGCTTTGGATAAGTAATTGGCGTGTAACGTCAGTATACGCACCCAAAGTTTTAGGGGTAAGGCTTACTGAACCAACGGTCATCTCGCTTTCAGCGGCTGCGCCACCTTCAGTAGCGATCCAAGCAGCTTGTGCAGCAGTCAATTTCTTAGGAATTTTGACATCGCCAGACAGGCCGTTCAGCATGGTTGCACCGGCTTGCATTACGCTTGAAGCATTGCGCAATACGTCGATGAAATCACCGCCACGGAAATCGTCAGAGAACAAAGCAGCTTCGTCTGAAGAGTTCAAGTCACGTTTCCAGTTTTGCATTACTTCAGCAGGTAACAAGATACCTTGAGCAGTGCGACCGTAGGCTTCAGCAGCAGCGCGTGAACATTCGAATTCGAATGCAGCAGCTTCTTGAGCGCGACGATCAGTTGGGTTAGCTAGAGCGTGAATAGCACGCATCAAAGAGAAGCGTTTAACTTCTTTCTGAGTCATACCAATTGATTGCTCTTCCAAAGCGTGTTGTGAACCGATTTCGTTCAACAAAACACCACGGAATTCTTCGATGGTCAAACCGTCTTTGATTGCTTTTTGAGCAAGGTCAGAGCGTTTGTGTTGTGAACCCAACTCAACAATTTGAGCAGCGTTACGTTGTGCAGTCTTCATGGCCTCAGCCTCAACTGCCTTAATATCAACTTCAGACATAGTAGTCTCCTTAGTGAAGTCAGTTTCTATTACAGGTTTAGGTGAGGACTCAGCCGAACGACCCAGGCCAACTGTCGTGTCAGCCGGAATCGAAACCAAACTTACCTCCACAGGCCGCCAAGATTTAGCCACATAAGTGTCCTTGGTAGACCCGCGTTCGAGTTTTGTGATCGAGTAACCAACGGAAATATTCCCACGGATACCATCAACCACATCGTCGAATAACTCTTTAGCAAGTCCGTTTCGTCCAAAACGAACAACAGCGCGGAGTCGCCGCGATTTACTATCGAGTTCGACACTTTGCACAACACCGATCTGCTGATCGGGGTCATGATCTTTTAACAAAGGAGCGCGACCTGAGTTCAGGAACGACAAGTCAATCGCTTCTTCAGTGTGTTCTAAAACTTCCATACCGAAAGAACGGCGAACTGGCTCTTCGCTAGAAACAGCGATCTTGGCCGTGCGCTTTTCTTCGTCTACTGGAGCGTCTTGCAGTGATACTGAACGGTGTTGAATTTCTTCACAAGAGAAACGGACTTCCTCTTCAACTTCTTCAACTTGTTCAACTACTTCTTCAGCTTCAACCACTTCTGTAGTCTCTTCTCTGACTTCTTCTGTAGTCTCTTCAACCGTATCTTCAATTTTATCTGACATATAAATACCCTCGCATTGAGGCGATAATAGCAATGTTTAAGGTTCTTCACCAGTTGTATCATACCCATCAGGAGTCACCGGAGTGTGGTCAGCCCCGTAAGGTTCGAACGCGTAACTGATACCGAACTGTGTCATTAACTCTTTATCCTTCTTGATTTGAGATAAGAGTTCTTCAACATCTTTGCCGTATTGTGCTGCAACATCTTGTAAAGATAGTACACCAGACTTTAAACCTGCAATAGACGCGTTCATTTCTTTTAATGGGTCCACCCAACTCCAGGCGCGGCCACGGAATTCAGATGCTTGTGAAAATTTATCAAATGTCGCTAAGGGTAATGATAATTGACCCATACCCATCACTGTTTTCAACCAATCTTCGTACACTGGGCGAACAAAGTGATCAATAATGAAACCTTGGTGATCGCTGTAGGTATCGCGCTCTTCTAACGCGCCTTGGCGAATAGAACTATAACTGGTCGCTTCCAGATCGTTAGCTAAAGCGGTATAGCTAACACCTAATGCCGACGAAATACCTTTCAATACTGATTTGTGGAAAGGGTCGAAGTCACTGCTAGGGAACTGAGGATCAAACGCGGTGAAATTCACACCGTCAGGAAGAGAATGGAACGTACCTGGATCGGCAGTCATGATTGGAGTATGACCATCCATCTCATCCGCAACGAAACCATCACCTGCCGGTGAAGTGAAGAAACCCATTTTAGACGCGCCAATGCGAGCATTGATTACAGCCGCTTCGCGGAAACCATCAAGCTGTTTGATAGCCGACATGGCGGGTGCCATCCATGGCTCCCCTCTAGTTTGCCCTGGGCGCATCTGCTGATACACATGATAAACACGGTCAGCCGGTAAACGGATGTATTTACGACTGTTAGTGATACTCACATATTCCAAATCGCCAGGGTGGTTGCTCAGGACGTGATACGCGACAGGTCGCTTATATTTGTCTAATTCAACACCCATACGGATTTCATTACTACCGTTTTTAGACGGTACGGTATATGTCTCATCGATTTGATCTGGCTCGATGAATTGTAAAGCGAAGTTATGCTTAAAAGACGAACTGTAATGCTTAACGATAAAGGCTTCGCCGTCACGGATAAGCGTTTCCATGACCATTTTCTGTACATCAACCCACGTCATTTTACCATCGACAGTACAGTTACCTAGTTTACCCCAGGTAGCGAACGACTTTTCTATCTCATCGTTACCTGACATGTCTAAATCGCCAACAGAGTTCAAGGCTTTCACTTGAAGCGTGAAACCTTTACGCCCTACGACATTTTTCTTCATCAGGTTTAGGTATTGTCTTGCGTATTCGTTGTTGCGAGCTAGTTCGCGTGAGCGAGATCGGAGGATTTTTAACGCGTTTTTGAGTTCGGCATCGGGAGATTTGCTGTCAGTGGTAAAGTCAGCGAATAATCTCGATACTGCTGCACCCGCGTAACTGCGCTTTAAAACACGCTTCGGCGGTTCAGGCTCTTTTTTCTTAAACGAGTCGAAAAATCCCATTAGAATGTCACCTTAATTGTCGAACCGTTGCTTTTCCCACGCTTCACTAATTCACGATTTTTATTGGCCGTAATTTCACGACGATAATAGTCTCGCCACTCCATCAACTCTGTTATAGACAGTTTAGTCAATGATCTAGTACCAATAGAGTAAGAGGCTACGTCAGAATCTGCACGTCCCTCTAAGATAGACTCGATCTTACCAAGCATGATTTCAGCGTGAATGCGCGGATCGGCTTGGTTTACATCCAGATCTGGGATGGCTGTAAAGACACCCGTGTCTACAACAACGCGATCACCAGTGGCAGTTTTAGTAACTTCTAGTTGCCAATGGTAGTCACCAGGTAAAAAATCCGCAGATACAGAACTTGATACGATAAATAGATATTCGGCGGTACCTGGAGTACCTGCGAGCTTAATTTCAGTCTCGCCACCACCAGTAACCCTGGCTACATATTCGGTACTGTACTCAGCAGGTGGGTAATCCGAGAAAATGTCGGATCTTTTCCACTGGAGATAGTCACCAACGACCACTTCGGTGGGTTCACCTTCTTTCGCCGCGCTAGTATCAAATAAGTTTGCCATTACTTTTTACCGCCAAGAATTAACGAAATTACCGCCTGTTCGCGGTACAAATTGACGTTTAACCGCCTTTTTCGGCTCTTCAGCCGGTGTTTCTGGCGCTTTTTGATCTAATTTATCCGCGTAAGCGTTAATATTGATATTCGCTATTGTATATGATGCCAGTGCATAAACATAGCAGTCAAGCGCTTCATTACGGGGCCTAGTCTTCTTAAATTCACGTTTTTGGTACCCTCTATGGTACCTAATCGTCAACTTTTCAGACGTTAGCTGCTTAAAATACTCTTCATCAAGTTTCTCACTGAAGTGTATATACCCACCACCAGGTTGGTCAATTTTTAACCTAGATAATAGCAGCATTTTTGCCGTATGCACCCCTATCGGGAATAAATTACACTTGACAGAGTTACTTTTAGTCGGTCTACCTGCAATTGGTTTACCTTCACCAGGGATACCTTTGATCGCATAAATGTTTCTAGCCACGTTGCGTTTACAGTAATGGTACACAGCGTTCGTATGGTGACCACCAGAGTCAACCGCAGAGGCTCTAATACCCAGATTTCGACCGTCTTCAGTCTGATAAGTGCGCATTAACGAGGCGTCTAACGCTTCCCAAACGTGCGGTGTAGAAGGATCACCCCATAATGTTTCATGCTCAATCACCCAAGATTCGTCGTTTCTACCCCATCCGACTATCGATAATTCGATACGATTGTCCTGAATATCGACTCCTGATGTGATGAAAAGTACATCTCTAGGCACATAATCCATTGGTTCGCGACGACCGTATAATGTTTCATCATCGATCCATTCACCGTTTTCTTCCCAAGTCTCAGCTAAACTGACGTTGACAAAACTTTGCAAGTCATTCGTCGCCTTTTTCTCTAAAAACGATCTGACAATGTCTTTCCAACGCCTAAAACCTGAATATAACTCGTTCAAATGGTAAGAAGCATGTCCAGTGAACACTTTTTGAGCAATCCAACGACCTTGTCGCAATGCCATACGTTTTTCAGTGTCACTGATCGGACTACCACATTCCTGGCAAGCGTAAAACGCAGTATCAGGCATATGGATACCTTCTTCGTTCTTATCCCATTGAATATTTGCCCATTTCAGCAATATTTCTTTATTACAATGAGGACACGGTATCCAAAATTGGCGCATATCACCGTCTTCATAACTCTTCTCGACAAAGGATGAACCTTTAATCGTTGGGGTCGATGTGACGAGCAGCTTACGTTGGTCGCCAAAAGTTGCAGCCCTCTGCCAGAGCAGTGAAACGGGGTGACCTTCAGCCGTGTAATCGTAACCATCAACCTCATCACAATAGATCTTTGGCGCAGAACGACCACGCATTGTCCGTGCTGAACCACTCCAACTGAACATCAAAAAGCCACCTGGGTAACTTTTCATCGATTGGTTATTCACACCTTCGCGAGAACGAGGTTTAGCAATACGGTCCCTTAACGCTTCATTGGTTTCACACATCGGATTAAACTTAGTTTCTAACCAAGTGTGTAAGTCACCTTGCGATGGTTGCATCATCATTTGCGATGCCGGTTCATGTGCGATGAAGTAACCCATTGCGCAATTTAGTAATTGCGTCTTCCCTAGCTGCGCACCCCACATTAACGTGATGCGCTCAACGTCTGGGTCAGCAAACATGTCCAATGGCTCAACCTGATAAGGCGCATTAGCGAAACGTATCGCGCCAGGTACGGCATTACCTAATGGAATTTTCACATTGGCTTCGGACCATTGCGAAGGCGTGTATTTCGGCGGTGGACGTAAGAATTCTGCTGACTTACGCCAAGCACGCTTAAACCCTTCGGGGTTACTATACTTACTCTTCTCCGCTGTCATCAGACAATGTCTCCAATGCTAAATCGAGTTCTTCTAGGATGATCTCTTTGATCTTGGTTTCATCAGTAAGACCAAGTAACTGCATCACCACGCGTTCAGGTACTCGGCGTACTACCGCACGGAAATTAGCAAACTTATTAGATAAGTCGCGCTCGACCTCGGTTAGTTCAACCACAATACCTTGCTTCTTCGCCAACTCTAGTTCAGCCAATCCTGCTTCAGCCGCCAGTTTCTTACGCTTGGCTTCCTCAGTACTCATCAGATCGACGTTACCTATTTCTGCGTTAATACGTTCGCGAATACGCCATGCGATAACGTCCTCTGTTTCAAAAATATGTGTCTGACCGCCTTTTTGTCCTGGCTTTTTAATCGGGCAACCATCGGCCATCCATTTTTGGATTGTACGAACATTAACGCCAAAGAATTGAGCTAAGTCCTTAGTTGTGACTTCCATAAATCGCCTTTTTTAATGTGTAAATATATGTGTAGTTTAATGATTGTCTTAAAAAGTATCAATCTGAATTTTTATGGAAGATGCCCTGAAATTAGATTTTCTTGCAGAATTGAAATCTCGCGCGACGCGCAGCACCCTTGTGCTATACTTCAGAAGGACCCTGAACTTTCAGCGCTAAGTTATTGATTTACTTGTAAATTTACAAAATTTAGTTACGATCGCAACTAAATTTGATTGATCAAATTTGATCAAAATTTGATCAATTGTTTACCCATCGTTTGCCCATCGTTTGCCCATCGTTTACCCATCGTTTGCCCATCGTTTGCCGATCACGCCAGGTTTGACGGTATAGGCGTGATGACCTGGTATAGGCGTGATGACCTGGTATAGGCGTGATGGTATAGGCGTGATG